AGCAGGAGTTATCTTGGTATTACGAGCAAGTTTTTCTCTTGCATCAAACTTCTTTGGATCAGCAGCACGAAGCTTAGACATTCTTTGATCTTCTTTACGAACTCTACGTTGTAATGCTGCTTCTTGACGAGCAGTCATGCCTGATTCATTACGTTTAATAGCATCTGTAATTTCTTTATTAAACTTAACTGGACCTTGCTTTTTAACTTTTGAAGCAGCAGACTTGGCTGCTGTAGCAACAGGACCTGCAGCTTTAGCTGCTACCTTTGCTCCCTTTTCTTGACGGAACAAAGCCTTGTTAAGTGCAGACTTTGGCTTAACGCCTTCTTTGACAAGCTTGTCATAGATTGCTTTACCTTCTGCATTAAGTTGTTTACCTGCAGCAAAACCTTTTTTAACAACTGGTGCTTTAGTTGAATCAACCTTTTTTAACATTTTGTTTTGAGAAGCACTTCTGCCTGAAGCTTTAACATTTTCAGCCATTGTTTTTTTGGCAGTTGTTTTAATTTTCTTGCCTGTCTTATCGACCTTGTAACCTTGTGGTTTAACTTCAGTTGCAGTTACTGCACTACGAACTTTACCAGTCTCAGTTACTTTAGGTGCTGGCTTTCCTGGAGCAGCTTTAGGTGCTCGTTCTTTAAGTTGTGGATTAGAATCATAATCTGCTTGAGTAGCTTTCTTGCCTGCATACTCACCAAACTCTGCTCTCATCTTAGAACGGAAAGCTTCTCTTTCTGCTTTTTGATTGCGGAAATATTCAGCTGCTGCTTCTTTAGAAGATACGTTAGTAGTCTTGATCTTATTACCTTTATCGTCGGTAATATATTTACCCTTAGCTTCTTTCATTACATCGCTAAGAGCTTCTTTATCATCTGCAGAAAACTTACCTAGTGGATTTGTTTTATCTTTTAGACGTGCTTGAGTCTTTCCACTAAAGACTTTTTTAGCGTCAACTTTGGCAGCCTTACGTGCCTGCCTGAATTTCTTTGGAGTCTTGGCTGCCATAGTTATCCTTTACTTATAAAATGAAATTACTTAAGTTTGTTTTTGTTGCCTTTAATGCCTTTTGGTGTGACGCCTTGCTTTACGTTTCCGCCACCCTTAACTGAGCCACTGTTCTTCTTGCCCATGATTGCGCTTGAAGTAGGAGCCTTAGCTGCTTTGCCTTGTTTTCCGAACATTTGTTTCTCCTTATTATGCTGGTATTTGGCGAGTAACTCTCGCTGATAGATTTGGATTTCCTCCACCAGTTAAACCTGCAAGAAGTTCTTGCATAGGCGGTCTACCTTGTGGAAGTTGTGGTGCTTGACCACCAGCCATTGGCTCAGGAGTTGCTGGTACTTCTGGCATTCCTGGTTGTGCTGGTTGTTGTTTTGGTGCTGGTTCTGGCTTAAAAGCATTTGCTACTGCATCTTCAAGAGCAATGCCCTTTTTGCGATCAGTAATAACGCTTGCCATTTTTTCAACAATCTTCATTGGATCTTGACCTTGCATTACCATTTGTGGAATTGCAGCAGCCATAGAAGATACGGATGCTTTAAGCGAATCACGCATCTCTTCAATGTCAATTGCTCTCTCTTCTTCACCAGCATTTAGTGAGATAGGAAGGTTGCGACGCAACATTCCTCGAGAAATTAATTTATCTCCTCTTGCTTGTAGACCCCATACCAAAGCACGGTTAGGATCTAAACCTGCCATTAAACCGTATTCAACGGTTACGCCATAGTTACCATTGATATCTGAACTTGGCTTGTACTTTAACTTGTATGGAACTCCATTAGCAGTTGCGGATACTTCACGAGTTAACTCTGGGAAGTATGCCTCATCAGTTGCAAATGCAAAGGAGATTGCTTGACCAATTGCTTCGCCAAGGATTGATTGATAAATCTTAACTTGAGAATCGTATCCAGCCATAAGTGCTTTAACACCTTGACCTGTAACGATAGAACCTTCTGCTTGTCCTGCACGAGCTTGAGGAAAGCGAGTTCCTAATTTCATTTCATCTGCTAGAACATTGTTCTCAGCAAATGCATATTGAGGTACGTCTAGATTAACCCTACGAATTTTCTCAGGGCTGTTCGAACGAATGACCGAATCAGGACCAACGGATAAAGAAGTAACATCATTAGGAAGAGCAAGGGGAGCTTCAACAGACTTTTGAACAGCTTCCATAGTAAGGAGAGCAAGCCTTGCTTTTGCTGCGTACACTGGCAGCACGTCGTCGAATTGTCCTCTGGATTCGCCATCGAGTGAAGGGCGTTGAGCAATCGCAACTGGGACTGTACCTGTTTTGTTTGGTGTCGTCGCAAGAACTAAACCTCCACGATCTGGTAAAAATAAAACTGTTTTATCTTTGTCTGTCCAACGGACAACTTGTAGTAATGAGTTGCCATCACCACGAGTCCATGTATTGGATTGTAAGATTTGATCGGCGTACTCTGGGAAGTGTGCTGCTAGATCACCAGCCTTGCGGTGATATAGACGAGCATAGATATTAACTACACCGAAACGATCTTGATCATAATATGCACCCATAGAGTTTTCAATATGGATGTGTGGTCTCTTGTCTTTAAAGTTTGGTTCAACTCTAATAGGAACGAAACCGTATGTTGCTAGTTGGTCTGCGCCACGCAGTAACTCTGTACCAAGTCTAGATGCTGCTACATAGTAGTTAGCAATCTTTGTACGCTTGTCAGCTTTGGTACGCTGGTTATCATCTAATGATGAATCACCAGCAGCAGTAATGGTAGGTAGAACACCGACTTGTTCAGAAACATCTCGAGCAACAACATCAATAAGGTTGGCAATGATAGGACGTGACCAAACTCCTTCAGGAAATAATCCCTGAAATACTTGATCTGCCTGTCCTGCTCTTACCAGTGAAACCTCGCGCATGCGTTTATCGCGCTCGGAGTTACGAGCTTTTAATTGCTCAAATGCTTGTTGTAGTTCTTTCATTAATGTCACAATCTCGCAGTCCGCTGCGATGCAGCTAGATCATCTAAGTTGATGATGTACCGAGACGCGATGTCTCCTCTAGTAGTAAATTGATTACTCATAAAGTTAGGTACATTTGCTGAAGTAAGTAAAGTTTCTCTTGCTACGATCTCACAGAACCACAGTGCCATGACTGCGTCCATCTTGAGTTTCTTGCCTTGTACTCCTGGTTGCCAGGTTACAAGTTGTTCGATTAACTTCTTTACGTGTTCATTCTTTGAGCTATCTGGTAATTCAATTAAGTTATCGCCAGCATGCTTAAAGTTATTCATGACACCATCCCGCTTAGTAATGGTGCCAAACAAAGGAGCGAGTGAGGCTACGCCGAACTCGGGATCCTGTTTATTATTTCCTGTGTAATGAGGTCTATAGTTGATTCCTCGTGTTGACAGGAAGTTACGAATCTCTTCGTCTTGTGTAAGGAAAAGCTGAAAAGCGTTTGATTCCACAATGACCACATGCGGTTTATACGCATCGGTCCACTCTTTAATTAGAGAACGGATTGCTGCAGGTGTAGGGCTTGTCATGATGTGAACATCTAAGACGTAGCGTTTATGTGTTCTGCGATCAACCGCATAGGCAACAGCAGCGGTATCACCAGTCATTGCTGGATCGATACCTATAACTCTAAAGAAGTTATTGGAGTTATCAGGGTGTCCTGCTGCGCCTGCAACCAAAGCACCCGATTTTCTCATTCCATTTACTGCGCCTCTGACGCACATCGGGTCGAAGATTGCATTCTCCGCAATATCGAGGTTCTGGTAAACCAGTGACCACTTAGATGGTCCTGCCTCGTTACGGACCGCCGTTAGACGCGGTCCTGTCCATCGATCAAACATTCCATTCTCATCTGGGGTATCATCCTCAGTAAGTGGTTGTTCGGATTTCTCCCAAAGGGTCTTCCAACCTTTTGGATCGTCTGCGTATTCTAAGACCGCAGGCATGGACAAATATGACCAAGGCAGTACACCATCAGTGTAGTGGCTTGGATTTCTTAATTCTTTATATAGATCAACTGCTGCAACTCTGGTACCAACTACCAAGAGTTGACCGCCTCCTGGCGGTAAACGAGAAGCAACTTCTTGCCTGATCCATTCTTGTTGCTTAGCCCACTCTGAAGCATTACTCAGAGTGACCACGTCATCTAAAACAATTAGATCAGCACGGTTTCCATAAACCTGCCCGCCCATACCAATAGCTTCAATGGTTGGGTCTTTAGCATCGGAGTCTCTAGCATCTCCACCAAGATATACCTTGGTAGCCGACCACTGGTCGGCGGTTGCTTTATATCCATCGGTAGGACCAAAGGCGACCTGAAGGTCGGCGTACCGTGGATGCGTCAAGCGTTGCTTGATCGCATACAAAAACTTCTTTGCTTGTTCCTGTGTCTTGGATATAACCATGACGTTGATATTAGGATTCTTAACTACTCGATAAGTTACGTAGTTAATTGTGATGGTCATAGTCTTGGCATGGTTAGGTGGAACATTTACCAAGAGGCGGGATAGACCCGCCGATCCTTGTTCGTATACCATGGAGTCATGAACCCAACGAGGTTCTTTTCCTTCCAACATGTCAACTACGTTGAGCATGTGGGCTGGTACTTTAGTACCAA